AACGATTTCACGACCTGCTTTGATAACTTCTCCACGAGTCTTTGGCACATGGAATGTATCTAACATAAACTGTGGGAATGTCTGATTAACTTCTTCACCAATTTGATCATATAACTGTATGACATTTTCTTTAGTCCATGGAATATGTCCTGCATCAATGTCTTTTTGTAGTGTTTTATATGCACTAAAGTAACAGGAGTCAGTGTCACCGTAGATAATTGCTTTACCGCGATAGTCATACTCGCCAGCAACGATTTCATTTACCTTAGCGGCCATGTGTCGAACAATCTGACGACCAGTTAATGTAGTTGATTGTCCGATACGTTTATCAAAGAATCTACAACCGGGATTCAAAATAGCACCATACAGGCTATTTAGATTAATCTTCTTGACCAACTGACGCTTGTCCCAGTATTCTTCTTCAATCTTATTGCCAGCATTGATAGCTTCTTTGAGTTTAGCCTGCATCTCTTTACGTTCGGCATACCAACGCTTGAGCAATCCTGGAATTACACCTTCTGTTTCATGCGAGAAGATAGTACCATTGGCACTGATCATCCAAGGTTGATTGCTTTCAAATATAAGTCGGTATACTTCTGCGGCACTTAGCACGTCAACGTCGCCATTTTCCCAATCAATAGTAATGTCTGTGCCAATTTGTTGTTCCATTACAGCAGTATACTCTAAACTGCCAAACATACCTTCCCATGCCGCGGCAAAACTCTTACCTTTGGCCATTTGTAATTCGATATATTCATCGGTCATAGTCTGACGTAACTGACCGATAATAGTTTCTGGGCCCATGTTAAGCGCACGAATGGCCGACGGATACAGACTGTTAATGTCCAGTGATCCAATCCAGTCATGTATACCTTCTTTAGGATATGCAACATACGCACCTGCCGCAGAATTATCTTCACGTTCATCCATCTTGGTACGATTAGGTACTTGCATATTACGTCTATGAGCTTCGTTAATAATAGCCTGTTCAGTAACAGCTACGGCACCCATTGTTGTTTGTAGCAATACTGTACATTCATGTGCTAGTGTATTGGCAAGATCTAAAAACTTTAGTTTCTTATCTAAGTCATCCAATAGCTTACAGTCATTGCGATTATATTCAATAAATGTCTTAAAGTCATTGTTATATAATTGGTCGAGCGTACCTTCATATTGTGTTTTACGTTGACCTAACTCATATTCCGCAATGGCGTCAAGTCTATAACTGTGGCGTTCTTCATACGTATACTTACGGTACAGCTCAAGATAGTCTAAGTGAACGCGACCAATGTAGTCATAGGTTACACTATCACGACCAAACTTTTCATATTCTCTGCGTTTAGGAAATTGATCAAACAAACAGAAGCGTCGAGTATCTTCTTTGCTTAATACCTTAGTAACACGATTAGTTGTATAAGGTATATCAAATCCTTCTGAATTCCAACCACTTAGGATATCTGCATCTTTGATAAGATCTAAAAAGACATCTAACATTTCTGCTTCTGTTTTATACAGCATAGTGTTTGGAAAGTCTTTAACCTGCTCCAATGCAGTTTCCATCGTGATAGTTTTTGGCGGAACTGCTAGACATACCATTGTTTCCATCCATTGTAGGTAAACAGCGATAGCAGTAATCGGCATAAACGCATCATCAGGTGATGCATAGCCACGTTCTGGATCGAAGTCTACCTCAATATCGAAAAATGCTACATTTAGTTTTGGAGCATCTGCATTTAGATAATTTTCACTGAGTGTTACAAAGATTGGATTGATATCACTTTCAAATACTTGTTTACCTGAATTGATTGCTTGTTCTTTGCGTAGTTCTTTTGTATTCTTACAGACAATCCGTTGTACAGGATCTCCATAAATTGATTGATGTTTACCCTTAGGGTCTTTCACATAAAATGTGTGGCGTACAGGAATGTCTCTGAATTCCCTCTCGCCTTTCTTGTTGCGTTCGACCACTTTAATAACGTCATTCTCGCGGTCAAACCATGCGTCTACATAGCTCATTAGTTCTCCTATATGCAAATTACGGCTTGCAAATACCATCTTATGCTGTTTATGGCCAGCGGACCTTTCTTAGTAATACTTATTAGATACGTTTTGTGATATCTAAAATTGCTTCAATCTCTTCCCAATCTGCATTATGCGCTTGCCAATCGCCCTTATGCGCGATCTTGATAGCCTTGTTAATAACACTGGGTTTGATTTGTAATTCTTCTGCAACTGCTTTGACTGTTTCTTTCAAGCCTTCTGTAAGATCTTCTACTTCACGTAGTACAGTACTACCTTCTGAAATTAATCTTTCTAGTTTTGCCTTTTCTTCCGGACCATATGAACGACCTGACATAAAATATCTCCTATATTGCCTATTATATACTAGTTATCATATAAAAGCAACAGGATAAAAATTTATTTTAGCCGATATTCTTATCGATGGCGCCGCGGGCTTTTGGAGGAAATTGTTTGCCTGTTTTACGAGCTTGTACAAGTTCACTGATGCCGTGACGTATTTGTTCTAGATTTTGTTCTAAACCCATAAACATACCGCCTTTACTTAGACGTGTAATCTTTTCCCACACTATCAATTCGTTTGAATCAGCCAGTTGTGCTAGTTCTTTTAATTGTGCGCGAGCTTGTGCAATACGATCTTTAAGGTGCATTGAGTTTGCTTTTTCGTGACCATGTATCATCGGATTATTAGCATCTGCTGGATTATGAGCTATTGCCATTTCTCCAACGTCTTGATCGCTTGGGCTAGTTGTCACTCGATCTTTCTCAAAAGAATCATCGTTATCTTTAGGAATGGGATAGTCTGGGAACTCTTGTTTATATATAGAATCCCATTCATCGTTGTCAGAGTGTATATCACGATATCCGTTAGGTGCTTCGGGATCATCAATTCTAAAAACTGTCTTATCTTTGTGCTTGTAATAGTGCGGATAACGATGACGTTCGTTTTCTTCAGACTCATCTTCGTTTAGAATTTTATTTTTAGATTGTTTCTTCATCACACGCTCGGCAATAACGCTGGCGTATTGATTTACTAGTTGACGCTTGGCTTGGACTTGTTCATTTACTTCGCTTTCAACTTCATAGAAATATTTTTTAAGTAGGCTAGTGTCGTCAGTAGTTTTTGGGGATTCAACTTGTTGATAATGTTGCATAGCCATCTGTACTGGCAATGCTACTTTGTGTGGATCTTTGCCTTCTTGCAACACTTGAACATTTATGTTTTTATCTACGATGGATAAAAACTTAGCCATGCTGTCAGAGCCTTGTACAGGCTTGTTAGTAACTCCATCCATGGCCTGTAGAATGCGCTTCATGTCCATTGAGTTAACCTCTTAGTACGCGGCTTGTTAAAGATTTGATTCGATCTATGTCGGAACTTTCGTTGATACCAAACATCCCCTTGATCTTATCTTTCATTCCGGGAAATCTATCAGGTGGACGCATTTCTGGGGGTAGAGTTTCTGGAGGCATTTCCTTAACTATACTTGGATTTTTTTTGATCCATTCTCTAGCAGGTAACACTGCGATCAAATTGCCTTTGCTATCAACTGGTGGTCCGTTACCGGCACCTGGTTCACCTGCTAGTGCAGTTTGATCTTGCAATCGTTTGATACGCCACTCGTAGTGTGCTTTTTCCCAAGGCTCAGTCGCACTGGTAAACAGTTTTTGTAATTCAACTTCTTGAGGATTAACATAAGGAGCTTCTCCAAGTCCAAACTCTCGTAGAATAGCTTCAGATAGATATAAACCGTTTACTCTTAGTTCCATGATATTAGCCTTTAAGCATGTTAGCTAATGCACGAATACGATTAACTTCACTGCTTTCATTCACTACAGTTTTGGTTTCGCTACGATTTAAACGAGCTAGTTGATCTTGCATACGTGTAAAATCTGTAGATTCTCTTTTAATATCTCCGGTACCTTTGCCGTTTATTTTAATTTCTTCACCAGGTGCAGTATGTTGAACAGCATTACCATAAGCATTGCCTTCACCAGCCATTTTGCTTCCCTTCATTGGCTTGTCTTTCTTTTCAACAGCTTTCTTTTCAGCCATGTAAGCAGTAGTTTCTTTGATATTCTTCCACATAGCGGCAGCGGCAATCTTCTCGCCTTTCTCACCACCACCTGCTTTCTTAGCTACTTTGTCAAAGCTCTTACCTGGCTTACCAATGTCACCACCAGCTTTAGCTTTCTTAACTACAGCAGACTTCTTAGCTTTGCTTAGTCCTGCACTTGGCTTTGCTTCGTAAACACCTTGACCGTATGTTTCGTCAGTCTTTTCTTCTTTGTCACGGTTGTCAAAATTAACTCCGTCTTTCTTACCCCATGTCTTGGCACTCTTAGGACTTTGTTTTTGTGCTGGAGCTTTTTCTTTCTTCTCAGCGGCTGACTGTGACTTAGCGTGGCTTTTGATGCCCTTACCTGATTTTTCTTCAGCTTCGCCATCGTCATGATAGCTAGTGTTCTTATGCACTACACCTGTTGATGTCTTTGTTAATTCGCCAGTGCGAGTTTTCTTTGTGTCGCCAACTTTCATTTCTTTATCACTACTACCAAAGTCTTCGTCCATCTCACCTTCTTCTTCCATACGCTTATGAGCGGCTCTAGTTGCCTTG